AATTCATTTCCATTAATATAAACATTTCCATTTTCATATCTATCAATACCTGTGTACCCATCTTCATATGTATCTTCAATTGAAATAATTGATTTTTCATTATTACAGTAATCGCACATAATTATTCCTCCGTTAATCAGTAATCACAATGCATGCATTCACTTTTTCAGCGTGGTT